TGACACCAATAACAAGATGGCAAACAAAATTTATCAAACAATGCAAAGTTATGGTTACGATGATGCCGCTGGTTTTCCCGCTGCAATTTACGCAACCCATCAACGAGCTCAAGCACATAATGTCCCATTTGATGTAGCATGGAACGGCATGGGCAGAAGTAAAGAAACAGGATTGACTGGTTGGGATTATCACCAGCGTATGAATGATAGTTCTTATGCAGCAACCCATCCACAAAATGCCCCATTGTTGCAACATGTCTCACAAATAATGCAACCCCCACAAGCAAGCGATGCGGATCCTAACGCAACAAATGCAGTGAACCTCCTTGGTAATACCAACATGCCACAACCTACAGTAGGTTCTGCCATGTTTAAAAAAGGTGGTACAGTAAAACCATTTCATGATATAAGCAAAGTGCTTATTCAAAAACATATATCTGGAAAATAATTAATGGCAAAAGCACCACAACTTCCAATTCAATCGGGAGCAAACCTCGCTTCATTAGACCATGACATAACTGCGGAACAAGGTCGTCAAGAAGAAAATGAAATTGACAGCTTTGAAGATGCATTAGGTCTTGATCCAGATATTAATTTACAAGAGGATGTAATTGAGCAAGAAGATGGCTCTGTCATTATCAATTACATGCCAACCGAAGGACCAATCAAAAATCCAGAGTTCTATGCGAACTTAGCGGAAGAATTTGATGAGCAGATGCTTAATGAGCTTGCCATTGAGTTTTTAGATCTGATCGATGTTGATCGGGAAGCTCGCAAAGAAAGAGACAAGCAATATGAAGATGGCTTACGTCGTACTGGGCTTGGTAAGGATGCTCCTGGTGGTGCTACTTTTGATGGTGCTTCTAAGGTGGTTCATCCCGTTATGGCAGAATCTTGCGTTGATTTTGCCGCATCAGCCACTCGCGAACTTCTTCCACCTGAAGGGATTGTAAAGTCCCACATCCGTGGAGAAGATACTAAAGACCGTGGCGAAACTGCAGAGCGTAAAGCTAACTTTATGAACTGGCAGTTAACAGAACAAATTCAAGAGTATCGTGACGAGATGGAGCAGATGCTCACTCAGTTACCTTTGGGTGGTTCACAGTATTTGAAGTGGCGTTTTGATTATGAACTCAAGCGTCCTACTTGTGAATGGATTCCGATTGATAATATTCTGTTGCCTTACGCAACAACCAACTTTTATACTTCAGCTCGTGTAACTGAAGTTCAAGACATTACTGAAGATATTTTTAGACAGCGTATTGATCAAGGTATTTATCGTGATGTAGATCAGATCTACGCACCAGCGATGGATACAACCGAAGAGACACGCTCTAAAAAAGCCAACGATAAGATTGAAGGTATTGAGCGACCACAAAAGAATGTGGATGGCATTCGTCGCATTTATGAAATTACTTGCTTCCTTCGCCTTGATGATGATGCAGAAACAGAAGGTCGTCGTGCACCTTACATCTTAACGATTGATGAAACAACTAACGATGTATTAGCACTCTACAGAAACTGGGCATACGGTGATGAGAAACTCGAAAAACTGGATTGGTATGTTGAGTTCAAGTTTATTCCTTGGCGTGGAGCTTACGCTATTGGACTCCCTCATCTTATTGGTGGCCTTGCTGCTGCTCTTACCGGGTCTTTGCGTGCTCTTCTTGATGCTGCTCATATCAACAACAGCCAGACAATGCTTAAACTCAAAGGTGGACGCATTGGAGGACAGTCTGACCGAATAGAGCCTACCCAAGTTATTGAAATTGAAGGCGCTCCTGGTGTAGATGATGTGCGTAAGTTGGCAATGCCATTGCCATTTAACCAGCCGTCTTCTGTATTGATGCAATTATTAGGTTGGCTAACTGATGCCGCTAAGGGTGTTGTCACAACATCTGAAGAAAAAATCAAAGATATTAACTCCAACGCACCAGTTGGTACAACTCAAGCGTTGATTGAACAAGGTGCTAAGGTGTTTTCAAGCATTCATGCTCGTTTACACCGCTCACAAGCCAAGTCTTTAAACATTCTTTCCAGAATTAACCACTGGTATTTGGAAGAAATGGACAATGAGTCTGGTGAAATCATTGAAATTCGTGATTTTGCCAGCAATAACGACATCCGCCCAGTATCTGATCCCAATATTTTCTCAGAAACTCAGCGTTTAGCTCAAGCTCAAGCCGTTTTACAGTTGGCAACTAGTGCTCCACAGCTCTATGACATCCGTCAAGCGCATGTTCGCATTTTAAAACAGCTTAAAGTACCTAATATCCAAGAAATTTTGCCTTCACCCGATGGTGTCAACGAATCAAACCCCGCTTTGGAGAATGTTTCGATGGTTATGGGCAAAATGGCAGCCGCTTTCCCCGACCAAGACCATCTTGCCCACATTAGAATCCATTTAATGTTTGCAATTGATCCAAATTACGGTGCAAATCCGATTATTGGCCCAGCGTTTGCTAGAAATGTACTTGAGCACATCAAACAGCACATGACTTTGTACTATTTGCAGTCTATGCGTAATGAAGTTGCAATGGCATCAAACGGAAAAGACATTTTAAAGCTAAACGAAGAGCGTCCGTTAGACAAAGAAAGCCAACAAGCCCTTGCAATTGCTGCTGGCTTTGTTGCACAACAGACACAACAAGACTTCCAGTCATTCTTGCCTATCATTCAGCAGTTAGCACAACAAGTTCAGCAAGCCCAACAAGCTCAGATTGAACAAGCTGCTCTTGCCGACCCAACAGCGCAAGTATTAATGAAAACACAGATGGCTGAAACTCAACGCAAAGCTGGTGAAGCTCAAGCTAGACTGCAATCTGAGAATCAAGCTCAGCAACAAGAGTTCCAACTCAAATTGGCTGAGTTGCAAACCAAAGTTCAAGAGTTGCAAGTCAAATACAGCACTCAAACCAACATTGATAACCAAAGTAATGCAACTAACATTGCTATGGCTAATATTAACAATGCGGCTAAAGAGCGTGTGGCAATGATTAATGCTAAAGCGCAAATGAGCCAGCAACAAGTTGCCCTTGATGCTGAACAAAACCAATCTGCCATGGAAGCAATTAACACAGCTAACCAAGATATTCGTCAACATGGTTTAGCAATACAGCAACAAGCATTCCAGCAACAAGCACAACAAACCCAGCAACAAATTGCAGCCCAACAAGCTACTCAACAGCATCAGCAAGAATTACAGCAAGCCGCAGAGCAACACGCTCAGGGTATGCAACAAGCTGATCAACAGCACCAGCAACAAATGGCTCAATTACAACAGCAACAAGCAATGCAACAACCCCAACAAGAGCAACAACCACAAAACCCTACTGAGGAACAATAATGGCAACTAAAAAATCAGCTGAAGACCAATTAGGTTTTCGCAAAGCTTACAAAATGACTGGCACCCCTGGCTATGCTGGTGGTCCTGGTGAAACCACAATCGATAAAGGTAACTCTGGCTCCAAGCGTGCCAACAATGCAGTTTTGAATCAAAACAAAATGGCTAAAGATAGCTTGGTTGGCCCAGGTAAGAACCTTAAAGATATCGGTGGCGGTAACTTTTATTAAAATTTGGGGCGGAATATTCCGCTCCTTTGCATAAGTAGTAATATGAAGGACTTAATTTCCGAGTTTATTAGCCGCTTGAAAGAAGCGGACAGAGATGCAACCGAAGTCCTAGCTTCCGGTTCCAATATTCACAACTTTGATTCTTATCAAAGAGTGTTGGGTACTCGTGACGGCTTAAAACAAGCCCAAGCGATTTTAGAAGCCCTCTTAACCGAGGATGATGAACAAGACTAAGCTGTAAAGCTTTAAGGAGCACTGAAGAGTGTTTGATATAAGAGAAAAAGACGAACCAGATTTACGTTCGGAAGTTGAATGTTTTCCAGATGTGGATCTAGGTGTTGAAGTGGCTGGTGATCGAGTATTGGTGCAGTTACGCCGAGAAAAGACTACCAGTAAAGGTGGGATCATCCTTGTGGATGAAACCAAACAAACCCTACGTTTCAATGAGACTGTAGCCAAGGTAGTCCAAATTGGTCCCCTTGCATATAAGTCGCCAGATAACCTCGAGCCTTGGATTGAAGGCCCTTGGTGTAAAGTGGGCGATTTGGTAAGGACAATTAAATACGGTGGTGATCGTTTTGTTGTTCAGCCCGATGATGATGGCGCCCCAGTGGTGTTTATTACCATTCAAGCACGTGAAATCATCTCTCGCATTAAGTCGTTTGAGTATGCGCAACGCATGAAAGCATTTGTGGATTAATATGGCATCAACCCTAGAAAAAACCCACGAATATAGAAATAAAACTCCAAGATATAGTTTATCACAAACATTGGGGCATGCTAAAAAGAGAGCAGAAGTAACAATTACTATCCAAGATCTCATGGATATTTTTGAAAAGCAAGAGGGTTTATGTGCCCTAAGCGGAGTAAAAATGACTTGGCATCAGGGAAAACTTCTACCTACATCAATTTCAATTGATAGGACTGACAATAGTAAAGGTTATGTTCACGGTAATGTAAGGTTGGTTTGTGTTGCAATTAATGCTTTTAAAAGCACCCAAACAGATAGTGAACTTTATGAGTTTGCTAAAAAGTTGGTTGAAAATATGGCAAAAACGCTTCCAAATTAATTAATTTTGAAAGAAAATTATGGCAGAAAATGAAAAAGATGTTCCCATTAAGGAACAAGAAGATGGTTCTTTTGTTGCTAAAGTAGATTTGCCAGAAGAAATTCAAGAAGGCGAACAACCAGAAACAAAAAAGAAAAAAGAAGAAGATCACGAAGATCATGAGGATCATGATGACGAAGAGGGCGACGAAGAAGCCGCTTCCGAAGGTGAAACTGAAGAAGATCGTGAAGCTATTCGTGAAGCTCGTAGAGAAGAACGCCGTTTAAAAAAAGAATTAAAGAAACAGCGTGATCTTACAGCTAAAAACAAGATTACAGCACTTGAGAGACGCAATGCAGAATTAGCAGAGCGGCTTGCTAAAGTTGAAAGTACAGCTTCATCTTATCAATTTGCTCAACTGGACAAAGCTATCGAAGACGAAGCTACCCGTGTTGAGTATGCCAAGATGAAAATGATACAAGCAGCTCAAGCTGGTGATACAGCATCTCAAGTAGAATATTTAGAGCAATTAACAGACGCTAAACAGCGTTTAAATCAAGCTCAGCATTACAAGAAACAACAGCTCGAAGCTGCCAAGGCTCCCAAGCAAAATGTTCCTAATCCAGCCAATTCAGAAGTACAGTTAAATGCTACTAAATGGCTTAAAAAGAACGCTTGGTATGATCCTCAAGCTCGAGATACCGATAGTAGAATTGCCAAGGTAATTGATCAAGAACTTGCCCAAGATGGTTGGGATCCAGCGGATCCAGAATATTGGGAAGAGTTAGATAATCGTTTATCCGCAAGACTCCCACACCGCTATACTGCCAAAGGTGGTAAAGATGGTAGAAAATCAGCAGGCCCAACGGCTTCTAGTCGAGTAGCCAATACTACTAGTCAAAAAGCTGGAACCATCACGCTAAGTCGTGAGCGTGTTCAAGCAATTAGAGACGCTGGTGCATGGGACGATGTAGAAAAACGAAATAAAATGATCCGCGCATACGCACAATATGACCGCGCTAACAAGGAATAATTATCATGGCAAATACAAGAATTAAACGTGACGTAGAAGATCGCTTAGCCGATCGTGTTCAACAAACATTGGATCGTTCAGCAAATGCTGATGATCCAGATTCTGCAGCAAAACGTGAACGCTTGGAAGCGTTCCGTGATAAATGGGCAAATAGTGCATTACCAGATTTGCCAAACGGAATCATTCCTGGATTTCATTTGTGTTGGCTATCCACCACAAACAATTATGACAGTATCGACAAACGCATGGCGTTGGGTTATGAGCCAGTGAAAGCCTCGGATTTAGGTGTAGGCTTTGAAAACTTAGGCAAGATGAGCTCAGGCAAGTTTGAAGGCTGTATTAGCTGTAATGAAATGGTTCTCTTCAAGTTACCAGAAGAAATCTATCAAGAAGTGATGCGTATGTTGCATCTAGAGGATCCGCTAGAGCATCAACGAAATATTACCGCGCAAGTTCGGAGCACAGCTCAAGAAGGCAAGGGTGGTAGATCAATTCTTGAAGGTGGCATTTTGGAAATGGAAAAAGAAACCGCCAAAGCGAACGCTAATGTTCGTTTTTCATAACATTCTTCAAAAATAAAAACAAAGGAAAATAAATGTCCGCAACATTTCAACCCTTTGGTCTGAAGCCTGTATATCATCCAAGTGGTTTGGATCGTGCAGTACCATTCGTTGGTACTAACACATTCGTCCCTGGTACGACTTACAGCGCTCCTT